CTTGCAAATGCGCATTTTTCTGTGGATTTTTCCACCGAAAACAGTACACGAATGGGGATTGACGACCACAACCTGCGGTTTTATAATATGGTTGTGAACAGGTTTACAGGCCAAGCAACTGAAATTTCTTTGCGTTGTACTCCGCTTCCGTGATGGCTCCCATATCCAGTAGCTGCTTAAACTTCAAAAGTTCATCGGCGGAGCTGGGGGCAGCCGGAGCGGTGCCCCGCGGCTGTTCTGGAGAGCCTTTGCAACTCTTGAGAAACGCAGTCATTCCGCCGGGATAAATCGTTGTCGGTAAGTTGCTTTCGCCTAGTGGAAGAGCAAAGTGGATAGACACGCTCTCTTTACTGCGACCCTTGCGGGTCTCTGTTTTAGCGGTGGCAGCGCCCACGATCGCACCCACAGGCCCGGCAACGGTTGCACCGATCACGGCACGGGCAATGCCGCCCTTTGTCTCTGTCACCGTCAGATCGTCAGGCGCGTCAGATTCATAACCGGCGACTTCATCAAAGCTGTAGATCATGCGAGGGCCTTTATCACCACTGCGGTGCCCAATGCAAAACATCCGGTTGGGTTTGTCAATCGACACAAAGAGCGCGTCACCATCATAGATGGAATCGGTTTCTTTGAAAACCTTCCGACGCTGTTCCAGTGTAGCCCAGTAGTCCGCAAGGGCAGCTGTCGGTTGCTTTGCTGCCCGGATGCCCAATTTTGAAAAGAAAAAGTTGCTGCAGCTGGCGCAAATCAAGCCGTCCGCGCTTTTCTCACGGTTCAGAAGGCCCAGCTTTCCGCCGCATATAGGGCAGATATTCGCCATGATTACACCTCGTTCTTCATTTCTTCTCTAGCTTTTTCAAGCTTTTTGAACTCGTCTTGAATGATTGATTTCAAATCATCGTTATAATTTTGCGTAAGCAAGTCGATAGAATCTTTCCAACGCTGGTTAGAGTTCAGACGGCCACGATCTGTTTTTAGAGAACAGATTTTGTCCATCTGGGCGCTGAATGAATTCTCTAAAACGATTTCAAAAAGCTCCCTTGCGTGAATTTCCACATTCCACAAGAGCAGTGAAGGGCTGTAGCTGAATTTGACACCATTTATTTCAGCTGCCGCAAGCTGCTTTAAATCTCGCTTGATTAAATCTATCTTGTCAAAAAATATGGATATGTCTTTTGCACGCTCAAGAATCAAAAAATTATCCAGCACTCTCCGCATAAGAGTTTGCAGATATCCAACAGGAAGCAAATCCACTCTTGAGATGTCGATATTAAGGGCATCCGCCACGCGGTCAAGACTGTTTCTAAAACCGACTTCATCCCATTTCAAATACGGCTTGTTTGGAAAGTTTGGATAGCGTTCTTCTATTCGTTTGCGAATGGCCGCTTTTTCTTCTTCGGTTAAATCCTCACTGCTGTAAACAGGGCCGTATTTACATGAAAAAGATAAGTCTACATCGGAGCTCTGTTCTTTGTCAGCGGCCGGATCGCCAACCGGCACGCTGGTGGATGTTTTCTCAGCAGGCTTCTTTTTGAAAATCAAATCCCAAAAGCCCATACCGCAACACCTCACACATATTAAATTTTACATTACATAGGAGGCATCAGAATGAACACCACAGACCGACAAAGCTACATTGACGCAATCACCAAACTGCTAGAGAAGGCAGATCCGCGCAAGCTGCGCCTGATCTGGGTGTATGCCAGCAGGCTGATAAAATAAATCAAGGTAGCAAAAGAAGGGGAACCCTTACGGGTTTCCCTCTTTTTTTTGCAGCTTTTCAGCCATCCGCTCCAAAAGCTTCCAGTCCTCGGGCTCCAGCTCTGCCAGCATCTCCACAAACCGACGCTTGAAGTCGTCTCCCTCATCCGCCGTAATGTCGGCGAGGAACGCTGCAAGCTTTTCCGATTGGGTGATCTGGTTGAACATCTCCCCTTCACCCGTGCGCAGCCACGTCTCATTGACGTTGAACTCACGGCAGATGTCAGAAATTGTTCTGTCGCTGGGAGCCTTCCGGCCCGAGCAAAGCTCAGAAACGAAGGGCTGAGAAACACCAAGACGATTGGCAAAGTCAACCTTCTTGATTTTGAGCGCTGCAATGATTTGCTCAATCCGAGTGTTCATTGGCGACGCCTCCTTGCACCTTTATTATACAGCACTAGAGTTGGCGTGTCAATAGAAAAAATTAGCTGGGCGAAGAAAAAGGTGTTGACATCTTAGCCAAGCTATGCTATAATATAGCCAAGCTAATAAATACGAGTACACAGGAGGACAAAACATGAATGCACTTTCTATTAACATCCCGGCAAACTTCGCCGCAGACTGCAATAACACCCTCAAGCGGTACAACGCCGCCCAGACTGACATCGAGCGTCGTGCGGTGCTTGACCGCCAGACCGTGCAGGGTCTGTGGTGGGCGATCAAGTTCGTCAGCCAACTCCAGACCGCTTGCATGAGCGAGAAGGAGTTGAAGCACGCGATCCGTCTCACCCACTTCCGTGGCACTGTGTGCCCGGCATTCAACGCCTGATAAGGAGGACAAAAATTATGAAACGCTATAAGGTGTACGTCTACAACACGGTTGATAAGTTCTGGGACTGCTACGAGGTCAACGCAATCGACCCGGTGGACGCCCGGAACGTGGCAGTGCAGCGGTTGATCGACGAGACCGGTCACGGTCTGGACATCTGCGAGCTGGCCGATGTGTGCGAAGTCAAAGAGTAAGGAGGACTGAGCAATGTTTGATAAAGAACTTATGAAGCAACTGGCTACCATCCCCGCTGAGAACAGAGCGGAGTGGTTTGCAGAACGGGACAAGCTGCACGCTCTCGCCGCGGAAATGAACCGCCTGAACGCCGACGAGATGGTGATGAAGTACGGCGTTGCGCGGGTAATACGAGTTCTGGCAGCTACGATAAAATGCTGTCCGGAGGAGTACGACCCTTCGGCTGTCTTCATGGCAAATTGGGTGCCGCCTATCCGCTCTGGGCGAAATGCAGAAGAATGGTTCCATTCAACCATGCACCGTGCTTATGTGCAAAGTCTTTTCCTTAAGTACGCAGAGCTCAGAATCGCCTGACACACATTCTCAAACAGTTCCAAGGAGGTCTGAATCATGGAAGAAGTCAAGAGTCGCCGTCACACCATGACGGACGAAGAGGTGGAAGCCCGCATTGCGGAGCTCAAGGCAGACCCGGACGTGCGCCTGGCATGGAAGGAAAAGACCGTCAAGTATAAGCGTCGCCGGTATCTGGGAGCCTTGCAGAGCGACAAGCGCAGGGGTGCACAGCTCCGGGATGCCGGTATCACATGGGAGATGCTGGACGAACAGGAAGGGCTACTGAAAGAGCCCGATTACCCCACCTGATGATGACCCTGTGGCAAGGGTCGAAACCACCCGGCAGCCAGCCGGGCAAGGTCGTGGGTGCCAACCACAGAAGGAGTTGATTTTATGGCAAAGGCAAAGAAGAACCGCGCCGATCTGGCCGCAGAGCGGTACAGCATCCCCATTGACGGGGCCCACGCTGCGGACGCCCTGGTCAACGAGCTGTTTGACTCGCTGGATCCCCGGGACAAGCAGACCTTGCTCTGGATGGGCATGGGCATGGCGGCGGTGCGAAAGAACGACCGCCAGAACCAGCAGGACGGGGTGGCGTGATAGGAGGGAAGGACATGGACGATCTGAAAACACTGATTCCAGTTAGCTACGATAACCCGGAGCGCCCCACGGTGAGCGGCCGGGAGCTGCACGAATTCTTGAAAGTCAACACACCTTATCGCATTTGGTTCCCGCGCATGGTCGAATATGGATTTACCGAGGGCGAAGATTTCAACCCGTACAAAAATGTACGAGTTCAGTCGGAAGGCAACCGAGAGGTGGAACGCACGATTGACGACCACCAACTCACCATCCCAATGGCCAAAGAGCTGTGCATGATCCAGCGCAACGAGCGTGGCAAGCAGGCCCGGCAATATTTTCTGGCTGTGGAGGCGCAATGGAACAGCCCGGAAGCGGTCATGCGCCGTGCGGTGCTGATCGCCCAGAAGCAGAACGACCAGCTC